ATTCCTGTTGTATCCATAAAAGATCGTATCATCATGTATATTTTTAATTCATTCAGGGATATTGATTTATCATCGAAAACTTTAGACGGGCAGGTATAAATAAAATCTCTTTGAGGAAGGTTGTCATTTTGGGCATTCATGATGTATAATTGCTCCGTAGTGTTGCTCTTGGGTACAAACGCGAAAGGATGCGTATCCCAGGGACAAAGCTCGAAGCCAAAACTTTTGTCCTTCGCGTAGTTTTAAAGTTTGAATAACGAATCTTGGCAGAAGGATATTCAAACGACTAGTTGTAAGTTGTTATGAGGCTAGGAAGCCTCTAAAACTTCCTTATGTTAGCCCCAACTTAATCAAATAGCTACGACCAAATTAAATTATTCTCCTGGATTGTTCAAGAAAAAATCAATAGATTCAATTATTTGCTTAGTGAGGGTGTCAATAAGCTCTTGTGTGAGAGGTTTATTAAAGTGGCAGGATATATTGGATTTAAGCAATAAAGACAAATTCTCTTCATTTAATTTAATTTTAGGTTTTTCCATAACGGCTTCTGAAAAAGTCATAAATATCCTTTCGGTTTGTTAATCCAATATTATTGTAAGAATTATAATCATTAAATGTATTTAATCCTCTTTATTCGCAATCAATTTTCCACCCGTAAGTATTTGAAGCTCACATTGGCGAGGATAAGGTATCTTATCAACCTTTTTCCATTTTGATACGTATTGCCTGCTCGTTTCTAAAGCCCGGGCTATGGTTGCCATGTTATAATCATAGTATTGCATTACTTCACTGAATTTCATAAACTTCCCATCAAAATATCATTTGTGTTGACAAATGATATTATTGTTGGCATGATATGTCAATGCCAATGAATGGCTTAAGGATGATTTTATGAACAAGGAATTCGTTTATTTAACTACAGATAATAATTTTAAATATAGAGAGAGAATATTATGATTACAGAAATCCAGCGACAAGAACGGCTCTTAGGTATTGGTGGCTCGGATATGCCTATTATCCTAGGTTTATCTACTTACAAAACTCCGTATCAACTTTACTTAGAAAAGATTGGTCAAGTAGAGTCATCGCAAGAAATAACTCCTTATCAATATTGGGGTAGTCAATTAGAGGGCGTTATAAGAGATGAATTTGCAAAAAGAAATAATGTCGTGGTGGAAACGCCCGATAGTGTGGTACATCCTTTTCATGATTGTTTACGCGGTAATGTTGATGGATTTATACCTGAGTGGAACGCCGTCCTGGAGATTAAGTGTTCTTCTGGCTTTATGGCTCACGAGTGGGGCGAGAATGGTTCTGATACAATACCAATGCCTTACCTGGTTCAAGTCGCTCATTATTGCGCTGTGCTCAACGCTGATTGCGCTTATATTGCTGTATTAATTGGCGGCAATGATTATCGTGAATTTAAATATACCCGCAATCATATTCTAGAATCTAAAATTACGAATGCGGCTCTTGCATTTTGGAAGTGTGTGCAAACTAGAACGCCTCCACCACCTGTCAATCAAGTTGATTTGCGCCTTATGTATCCTAAACACAATCCAGATAAGACCAAGAAAATTGCACCTGATATTAATAAGCAATTAACAACACTTGCAGAAACTCGTTTTAAAATAAAACAACTTAATGACATGGAAGATAAATATAAATTTAATATCATGCAGTTCATGCAAGACGCGGAATGTCTTACGGATGATTCTGGAAGACCCATTGTCTCTTGGAAAGCTAATAAGCGTGGTAGTCGAACATTTTTAATGAAGGGGATGCAATAATGAGCACAGTATTAGCTTTAAATAATACAATGGATATGTGGAGCAATGAAGCAAAGCTCGCAGAAATTCGAAGGATGGTATCGCCTTCCGTGCCTCTTACCGATTTAGAATTTAGTTTCTTAGTAGAATTAGGTCGTGCCACGCAATTGAATCCTTTTATGCGTGAAATATGGGCAGTTAAATACAAGCAAGGAACGCCAGCTAGTATTTTCTTAGGCCGTGATGGTTATAGAAAAGCAGCGCAACGCCAACCTGATTACGAATATCATCAAGTAAACGCCGTCTATTCCAAGGATGAATTCAAAGTTACTAATGATGAAATACAACACAGTTTTGGATTTTCTGAACGCGGCGAATTAATTGGGGCATATTGTACCGTCAAACGTAAAAGCTCCTCACGCTATACCTATGTTATGGTCACATTGAAAGAATATAACGCTAATCAAAGTCTTTGGAATTCCAAGCCTGATACTATGATTAAAAAAGTAGCCGAAGCGCAAGCCTTGCGACAAGCTTTCCAAGAGGTCTTATCTGGAACCTATTCTGATGCTGAGCTATCTCAAGAAGAACCCAAAACATTAAAACTTGTTCAAGGCACCACACAGACTGATAAACTTAATAATCTACTTCATGATAACGCTACAATTGACATGTCTACAGGCGAGATTATTGATAAAAACTCTTATAGTACTGGAAACCCTGACTTACCTATCAGTGATGAACAGCTTGACGAAATATCATCGCTCATGATTAAAAAAGGGTTTAATGCAGAACGCATACAGAAAGCTTTAGATTATCACAAAGTGAGCGCTTTAGAAGATTTAACGGATGCTAAGGCACAATTATTTTTGTTACAATTAAGGAAGGTTCAATGATAAATGAAGCTATTTTGGTTGGTAGGATTGGCAGAAAAGAAACAAAACAGGTAAAAAACGGGGGAGAACTTACGGTTCTCTCTCTAGCTACAACACATAAATACAAAGATGCTAGTGGCGAACAAAAAGCCGTTACCACTTGGCACAATGTTCATTGCTTTAGTAAATTATCCGAAATTGCGACCAAGTATGTTCACGTTGGAGACTTAATTTATGTGCGTGGCCAAATCCAGAATAAGAAAATTGAACAAGGAGAAAAGACAGGCCAATATATTTATTCAGTGACTGCTAACGATATAAAATTTCTACCAAGTGTTAAAAAACCTAACCAAGAAGTGGCTACTCCACAAAAAAAACTTGATGATTTCCCAGAATTCGATGATAGTGACGTGCCTTTCTAAGGCACGTTAGAAAGATAAAGGAGAATTGACATGGAAGGTCTCTTTTAAAGGAAATCTTGGAGTAAGTTACAATGAGGTATTTTAATAAAATAGGCGCCGTTGCATTATTTGCAATTACTGCGTCTGCACATGCTGGTTTCTACGCAAATACTGTTCATAGTCGCGCTAACTGCAAAGGGTTTAATGAATCCATAACCTGGAATGGCACAGCAAATCATTGGTGGGAAGTTCGATCAGTACATTTCAAACAATCTGGGAAAGGACCTGACACACACGAAATAATTTCTTGGATGGCGTATACCTGGCGTGCCGCTGCTTTTGATTTTTGGAAAGACCCAGCTGGAACGTATGCTAATCAATATTGGGTTCAGGGATATCATTTTTATTTGGCTAATGATGGCTCTAAAGTGTATGACGCTTATACCGATGCCGGAGGTTGTAATATTTACGACGGATGGTGGGATAAACCAATAAAGCCAATGGAGTCTAGCAATGCATAAAACAACACTAATATTATTATTAATATCAACAAATATAACATTTGCAGATAATGTTACTCGCGAAGAATATGACCCAAAGCCCATGGTTGAAGGCAATAGGCGTGTTGATGAAATTATGGAATGGCATAAGAATCATCCTGGGGAAATGCCTCCGTTAACCGAACAAGAAAAAGAGCATTTTTTTATAAAACAAGGTGTTCCGCTTCCGGGAAGTGGCGCAACCATTGCAAATAATACGCAAGAATTTGGCGCAACTAAAGAGCAACGTTCAGTTATAGCTCGTTTTAATTCAGCACAAAAATCCCAAGGTTATTACGAGACTAATAATAAGCGTGCACAGTTCCTATTTTCAATGCCAGAAATGGCCGAGAAAGAATACAATGAACGTAAAGGAATTGCTTTTAATGCGCACGATACGCATTTATACGAATCTAAAAATAATCTAGCTATGAGTTATGCCTATAAAGGTGTTCCCGCTAATCTTGCTAAAAAGATTATTGGATTTTCACCGGAAAGTAACTTTGTAAGTGGGAAATGGAATGGAGCCGTTGAATTCTTTACCCCTCTCTTCGATTCAGCATGTGCTTATCATGAAGTTAATATCCAATTAACACAATCTTCCGCATTTATTCCAAAAGAAATTGTGACTTATGCAGTCAATAATAAACTTACTAAAATGAATGTTATAGGCTCTAAAGAAAGTGGATTTGTTTATGAAGTCGAATGGTGGGATAAAACTTACAAACGCAATCTTGAATGTGCATCTAAAATTTACACAGTAGCAATGCGTGGCCAAGTAATTGAACTCGCTAAGCAAATAGACAAAGCTTAATCATTAAACCCTCATCACAGGCTTTCTATGCCTATTTCCTCGATGAGGGTATCTTTTACCCTAGCAATCTTTTTTCAAGCTTTAATAGGTCTTTTTGACGTTCTTTAAGTCGTTTCGCAGGTATGCCAAAATATACACCCCATGGTTCAGTACTCTTCGTTACAAAGGTAAGCGCCCCTATTGAGCAACCTTCCCCAATCGTAATATTGGGCATTATGACTGAACTGGTTCCTACAATGACATGTCTACCTATGGAAACTTTTCCATGTTTAACATTTTTAAACTCATTTGGCACAGTGGGATTGGTTAATGTTGCTCCACTATAATCATCGGTCGAACTAAATACTGAAACTCTATACGCCAAACCTACAAAGTCACCCAGAATAATCTCCGCTTCCGAAGCACTTACTAAACAAAAGGGAGATATATGTACATAGATTCCTAAAGTTAATGGTCCCTTAATCACGCAAAAGTCATCTATTCGAGAACCATTCCCAATAGTAATTTTTTCTGGACAATATAGGCTGGTCTTGGTACTTATCTGTACATTTTTACCCAAATATTTAAACGGGATTTTCTCTAATTCTGCCTTTGTTAAATAAGCCATTCATCCATCCTTTTAAAAATTAATTTTCAGTGTGGATATAACAACCCCATACCATTTTGTCAACCCTTCATGATTAATTTTTGATATTGCGAGCTATTTTCAAGGCAATACCATTGGATGGTATGAATCGCATCTTCGATTGAAAAACAAACAGTAGTAAAATAATTTTGCGCTTCTGCATCTTTAATAAATAACTTTTGAACCGTACTTAATAAACCATTTTTAGATTTAAGTTCTATCCAGGCGCCATAATATCCGTGTCGACCCATCATAACGAATAAGTCTAAAACACCGGCACGCATTCCCATAGTCTTTAAAAGCCTTCCAAAACGCATCGTACGTCGTCCTTCATTCGGGAAGTGCAATACTAATCCTTTTAGCATTGGATGCAAATTAACCCATTCTATGACGGTTTTATGCATAGACTCTTCGGATATCTCACCTGATTTTAAAAGCTTAATAGGCGGCACGTTGTAACCATCCTTTTAAGAAAACTTGTAGTTTAGGTTTTTCTTTCACAAGAGATTCGTAAAAATCTCGTTGCTCATTTTGTAAATCTCTTTTGAAATCTTCATCATCACCTAGAACAATAATACTATTGAGGGCATGTAAGCTTAAACCACCTAAAATGCCATCCACAGTAACTTTATAGTTAAATTCATTAATACATCGCTGTACTAATTTATGAGCCTCGGAAGCCCCCATATTAACTGCCATATCAAATATTTTAGTGGCTAAATACTGCGAATTAATCACATTATAATTATATTTACCCCACCATTCAGATTGATAATATTTAGCGGCACTCTTTTTTGTAAGGTCTTTAACATCTTTTGGTAACTCTAAATTATCAGCACAACGCGTAAGCTCTCGCTGCGTAATGCCAAAATTAGTAGCCCCACCAGGGTCGGCAGGGTTATCACTATAACCACCTTCATGCTCTAAGATTACTTGGACTGCTAAAATAAAATTTGCCATCTTACCCACTTTTAAACTGAATAAATAATCGTGCCATCTATAATAGCCGCCACGGTCGTTGCAAAATGACTTGTTGTAAAATTAGCACCTGATGTAGCACTTCCTGTACCGTAAAGAGCTAATGAGGCAGCACCTGGAGACAAAAATAAATACGGAGAACTAGTGCCTACTGGCCAAATATTTGAGGAAGCTAGAAGTACATTGCCAATCACATTATTACCACTAGTACTATTGGATGCTACGGGCAATCCTGAAATAGTTACAGCACCTGACGAGGTAGTCCAAGTAGGGGTAAAGCTTAATGCAAAATTTGCTATAACAATATTTCCTATTCGGGTATAAAAGCCAAGTTGGACTGTATATACAACGGATAAATTCCCAGGTGTCCCAAAAGTAAATACGGGCGTCCATGCAGTATTTGAAGTGTATGTTGATAATGTAGAACCACCAAAATTTACACTCGCAAATTGTACCGCACTTGCTGTTCCGATAGACTGTGGCAGACTTAAAGTTACAGCACCTGTGGCGGCTGATGCAATAACCTGATTTGCAGTGCCTGTGATAGAATTCACACCAGCAACTTCGGCATTATAATCAGAATTCCAACTTGCGGCTGTTGTTCCTGAAGTTAAAATACAAGTGTAAATAGAAATTGTATTAGCAGCCATGGCGGTAATAGTATTGCCGCCCGATGATTGAACGGTAACGACACCACTAGAATTATTAACTATTAAAAATGTTTGTCCTAAAACCAAAGTAGAGGTAACGGGCAAAATAACTGTCTGGGTAGTGCTCCCAGTAAAAAATTGTTGCCGAGTGCTTCCCACCACCAATGTAGTAGTAGTAGCTCCTGTTGCAGTAGTCGTATAAGCGTCAATATGACTATTAGCTGTTAAATTCTTATTAGCATCCCATCCAGCAAAAGCAGTTGCGGCGGGCGCTATAGTTACTGATGTAACCTGAGTTCCACCGTCTACAATGGGTAAAGGAGTAGTTGAGTTTGCATTAATACTATTATTCGTGGCCATATCTATAATCCCTTATATTAAACAATCGTGAAGTTACCAACGGATGACACTACGACCCATATAGTATTTGCCGTAACACAACGCAATCTAATGCAATCGTATTGCAAAGTTGAAGAGACCGTACCCGTTGCGCCTAGAGTAGAGGCTAAATTACCAAAATGAATTTGTTGACCTGAAGCTTGAGCAATAGTATAAAGTCCCGCGGCTTTACCATTTATTTCTACGAAATCGCCAATGGATGCAGTGGCTGGAAGTGTAAACGTGACAAGAGTCGCGCCATCATCTGATGTATATCCGGTGTTTACTGCCATAGTTACTGAAGCTGTCGCCTGATCTACCCATCCCGCACTTCCTGAGTTAGCAATCGTAATAGTTCCAGCCCCATTAGTAACACTAATTCCTGTGCCTGCTGTGAGTGTTCCAGCAACGGGGTTATTACCTGCTGAGCCAATAAATGTTTGGCCATTAGAAGTTAACTGGGGCGTATTAGTCGCGTTATTTGTGGCCATTTAGTAATATCCTTATACAATTGTTAGCATTCCCATTGAACCAATTACATTCCATGCTGTATTGGCAGTTACACATAAGAGCTTTATATAATCATGTTCATCAGTAGATGAAATACTTCCGCCAATTCCAGTGGTCGTACTCATATTTCCCATGTTTATAGTCTGTGATGCATTTTGTGCTAATGTCCAACCGCCTGAAGATTTCCCAGAGATTTCCATAGTCGTACCAAAAGCCGCTGTTACCGGCAAAGTAAAGGTTACCAAGCCTGCGCCGTTATCAGTGACATAATTATTATCTGGCGCCATAGCTTGTGTGGCACTGAAAACATCTATCCACACAACAGTGGAAGGTATACAGGGTTCCCATACAGCGGTTGTGGCTGTTCCTGAGACGGTACAGACAAATAAAATCGCATCTGTTGTGTCCCAACACAGCCCATAGGTCACACCAGCAACGACTCCATTAGGATTACCTGCATTAGATAAAACAATGTTAGATTTAAATAAATTATAAACCTGCTGTAAAGTCGCTTGTACTGAAAGGCCAAGATTTGTGGGGCTGACATAGCCTTGCACCTCGCAAATAATGTCCGACATGAATACATTAGATACTGCGGGTAATTCGGTAAATCTTTCCTCAATAGCCATTTGTATATCCTTATACGAACGTTATATTCCCAATCGAACTTAATACTGTAAATGTAGTATTTGCGGTAGTACACAGTATTTCTATACAATCGTTAGCATTAGAACTTGATAAACTTCCGGTTGTCACCGTAGTTTGCTTGCTGCCAATAAAAATAGATTGTCCCGTATTTTGAGCAATTGTCCATCCTCCACTACTCTTCCCGCTAATGCGTATTACCGTACCAAGTGCTGCGACCGCTGGTAATGTGTAGGTGACCAAAGAGGCGCCGTTATCGGTGATATATCCTTGATTAACGGCCAAAGTTTGCGTGCCACTTGCTACATCATTCCAGGCAAAAGAGGCTATTCCCGTTGCGTTAATCGTTATTGAACCTGTCGCAGAAACCACATTGATATTCGTGCCACTAGATATAGTGGTAGCTGATGGGTCGCTTGCTGTTGTACCAATTAAGATTTGTCCCGCAGTTAATACCGTTGAGGTCACTGCATTGGTTCCCTTCCCAATTAATATCCCGTGATTCGTGGGATTTGCGAGTAGAAACTGCAAAGAAAAATTAGCATACGTCATTGCCGCATCATTAGCAGCGCCATAGGGGGACTGTCCAAAATACATTAAATCAGTACTTGTGCTGGACGTTATAGGATTTGCGATATAAACCTGATTAATATTTTTAGACATATTTTGTAATCCTTTACAATAATGTTAAATTTTCCCCGTTTAATAATAGGAAGTTCGTATTATCCAATAACAAAAAATAACCTTCTATGGGAGGGAATGGGGCTAATTCTTCTTTATCTATCAATGTAAAAACACTATCGGAACCAAAACCGTAATTAACATCAAAGTTAAATTGATCTAAAATACTAGGCATCAGGGATAACTCACTGGCCACATAACAACACTAACATCCGCAGTGGTTTGGCTTGTTATTAAGCTAATATTCGCACCTGCCAATACAGTTAATGAAGAAGGATTCAGTTCAGAGGTGGTTGAAGCCAATGTTGCTCCAACGGGTATAATTGCTGTAGCGCCACTCACATCCACCCAAACATCATTCGGATAATAACGAAAAGATACTATCCAGATAGGGAAATTTGAGGGCACGGTAACACTAGTAGCATTGCCATTGGTTATGGTAGCGCTATATTTTGTAATGCTTGGGTAAGGCGCATAACTATTATATCCTTGGACATCACGCCCAAATTGCAACTCCGTTGCTCCTGCCATGAGATATCCTTATGTTTAGTTCTCTAAACCATTATAATTTAATAAATACGTTATACGCTACACTCGGTTGCACTACGTTAGCAATGGCACTATTGGGCGTATTCGTGCTAATAGTTGTAACACCTGGTAAATTAAATATGCCTACATTGCTTTGGCCGACTACAGGATGCAAGAGAGAACCAGATGCAGTATCGCTTATCGCAAAAGTAGTATTAGTGACAGCGGCATGCGTATGGGCACCTACCTCACTTGGCAATTGCACATGACCATATTCGCCAATCTCAACCCCTAAAGGAGCTTTTCTACATGATGTTGTGCCACTTCCTACGTTTGTAAATGCTACAAAAATTGATGCAAGCGCATTAGTAAATGAAGTAGAAATTTTAAACGTGTTACCACTAATAGGGAACATATAATAAATACTTGTTTGTAAAATTCCTGTAGGTAAAGCACCTCCTGTATTACTAAATACCAAGGGTATTCCCTGAAAATCACTAAAAGGGGGAATCGACCCTGTAACGAGCAAACTGCCCCCTGAATTTGAGAAGGTCACTACCTGACTTTCTTCACCAGTTAACGCGGACACAGGAACTGTCCCCATCATTACGCGCCCTAACCCACGGGTTAACATCAAAGCTTTATTATTATTCCAGTCGGTAATAGCAGAGCCTGAACCGGAAATTGCGGGGCCATAAGCAACCGGAGTGCTTACATTGAACATAGTGAGAACTGCATTAGTCCCACTAGAACCCGTACCTACCGAATATTGATTAAAAGCATTCCAAAGAAGATTAAAAAGTGGCCATGCGTCATCATTAGCACGAGAAGTGGCACCAGAATTGGCATTTCCAATAGAGCCATTATTCATAGCCGCCCAACCGAATAAATACGAGTTGAGGGACGTTCTCGTATCCCCTGTTCTCCAACCATCAATAACCGCGTCTACTTGGTCATACGTTTGAAAGTCATTATTAGGGATTACATTTTTAGTAAGATAAATACTAGGTTTAGTAAAGTTTATATCGCAAGTCACATTAAAAGGCATTTGTACTTGCAGATACAGCGCGTCATCAGCACCATTACCTAATGTTAAGCCGGCTGTAGGTGGAAAAACTCCAGTTAAAGTGTAACTTGTCCAGGTAGGCGTCAATGTAATTTGACCTACTAAAAATGGGGCAGGTGAGACTGTGCCAGTGCCTGTGTCTTGCAATATTGATATCGTCAAAATCTCATTTCCAGCACCTACTGTGCCCGCATTTTGTGCTTGAATCGTGAAGGTAAAAGGCACACTCGCGAGCGTATTCACATGCAGGGATATTGGGAATTGATACGCTTTCTGCGTTTCCCCACTTCCTGCCGCTGAGCAATCATGGTTAATGTAATACTCAGGTACAATCGCATTCGTTATAGGTTGCGTTGTGGTTAATGGAAACGGGATAAACGTCAATGTATCGGTTGCTGAGGCATTATTTTTAATAAATTGAATATCAGGGGACGCAAAACCATCGTGTTGTGAAGGCGCCACTATCATCGGCGTTGTAGTAGTCACTGCACTTAAATCTATATCTGCATAGGACGGCGCATCATTAACCGTATTGGGCGCTAAATTACGCCAAAAACCATTATTGATTATAAGATTATTAAAGGAATTCGTGGTTGATGCACTATTGCCGCCTGTACCTGAGATAAATGGGAAATTAGCGCGAGTAATCTGATTCGTCTGTGCATAATTTACTATCGTAATGTAATACGGATCGGAAACAGTATCATTGATTTCACTAAAAGGATAAAAGAATGGGATAGTATCCACCCCATTAACATCACAAATTGTTCCAGCAGCACTTAACGTCAAAGGATTAGGCAGTGTGATATAGGTATAATTTCCTGGCGTTCCAGATTGGTAATACCAATTTTTTAATGTGGTTCTGCTGTTGTCGTGATAACACGTAACGGTTCCTCCCGACATCGGGATTCCTGACTTATCTACCAGACTATCTTGAAGCATTGGTGCTGCTATTAACAAATCCGTGTTAATTGGCATATTAATCCTTTAACTAATTTACTAAAACCAATGAAACCCATGTGCCATTATACCACCTAAGGCCGCAATAATTGTTAATGTCCATCTGAAATCTGATGCCATATCACGCCTGATATCTTTTAATTCGCGCCTAATGTCTTTAATATCACTTTTTAAATCATCAAACTGCCTATCAATCTTAGTTTCAATGCGGATTAACGTCTGATTGATACCAACAATAGCCGCTTCCAATAGTGCAACGCGTGTTTCTATCGTATCAGGGTAACTGATTACTTTTTCTTTATTCGTCATCAGAAACCATGCCAACAATAACTGCTATGAAAACGATAAATATAAATCCAGCAGGCAACATTGTATTATCCTCTTTTTGTATATTTGATGATAATATCAGCATACTGATAAATTTACAACATTTATTTTAGGCCAAGTGCTTTCGAGACTGCATAGGGTAAGAATCCAGTTGCTAATGTCCCCGCCCCCAAAGCAGCTCCTTGGGCTAATTTATTCTTTTTAAGCTTGTTGAATTTTTCACGCCGTAATAATTCAGGATGTTTATTGCCAGCTTGTGCTAAAAATTCCTCTTCTTGTAAAAGTTTATCCGCAAATTGTCCAGGACGTACCGTCTGAATCCCACGCTTATTTTTCCCGAGAAGTGCATTAATAGCAGGGCTTTCTAAATAAGGTGCTACGTTTTTGGCATAATCAACTCGTGATTGCTGATAACCTTCTCCATGTTCTTTAGAACCAGACCGTTCAAAAGCTTCAGATATTTTTTTAAGCATTCTATTTTTCAGTTTTAAAGCCTCATCATAAACATCAGCTTCAAGACTGCCTTCTTTAGCACGAGAATATTTAGAAACTATTCTATTTAAATCGCTTTGTGCTTTATGTGCATTGCTCAAAGTCGGATCATCATTAAATTTTTCAATGCCATAAGCAAGTTTTCCTTCGCCTGCTTTTTTAAGCAATTTTACATTGGCTCGTTCAGGTCGTAAAAATTCATTAGCGCCACCTAATTCGCCTGCCTCTAAATGTTTTGTAAAACGTTCATTAAAATGCTTTCCTAATCTTCCAATTTCTTCCTGTATATTTTTAGCAATATTACTAGAGCTAATATTTCGACTAAAATTAATTGCCGCAGGTATAGCGTGGCCAGCAACACCTAATCCACCACCTAATTTAGCACCTAACCTTCGATTCTCTTCATTACCCGCAGCACCCTCCAATGCACCACCTGCTCCACCTGCAAGCAATTTAGCTATCAAAGGAAGTTGTTGGCCACTTCGTAAACCTTGGTACCCTCTATTAGCCAATTGTGCCGTTTTAAATCCAGCACCTCCAGGTAATGCCATGCTTCCAGCAAATTGTCCTAAAGATTGACCAATTGATTCTCCTAAAGATTCTGGATGTTCATTAAGTAAATGAGGATGAGGAACATGTGGTAATTGTCTGCCGCTTAAATGCTCAATGCCAGAAATAGGCCAGTTTATTGCTGAAGCTCCTATATCCCCGATAGATTGCCCCATACCTTTTAGAGCACCCTTATAATAATTACCATAGCCTTTAAGAGCAGATTTCAAAAAACCCGAGTCTTCTTGTTCAGCAATATGCTTGGCAGAATTATTGCCAGAGCCACCTTGAACAATCTTCATTAATTCTTCATCAGATAAATGCGATAAATCAGCCATTATTGTTGCCCCGCTGCTTGTCGTCTTTTTAATTCAGCCATAGCCATATCCGGTGTAATAACTAACTTTTTAGCAGGATGTAAAATGGTTCTTATTTCTTTTTTTATCTCATTAGGGTCAATGGATTTATTGGTCGCAATGCGCGCTTGAAGTGCATTCATATTATAGTTTCTCATATAATCTGCTTCAAGTTCAGCACGTTTTGTCGCAATAGTATTTAAAAAGGTCAAGGCTTCTGATTTACCTTTCATAACCTCCAGACTATCCCCTACATTGGGCTTCATATCATTTAACAAAGCTTGTTCACCAGTACGAAATTGCCCAGCAAAATCCCTGGCACTTGCCTTGATAATATTACCCATATTAGTTTTAACACGCCCTATCATTTCTTGTTGTTCTTTAGTACCAAATTTCTCATACCAACCTATTTCATGCCTTCCTAATATTGGATTGCGTCTTAATTCTTCAAATTCATGACTTCCTATGTCTTCATTAAGTGATTTAAAAGTATCTGTTTTTTCATCACTTCGCAGCACAATATTCTCTAAATCAGATATTTTCTTTGCATCTTCTTTGGCAAGAGTTTTTCCTTGTTCTGTTAAGCCTGCAACACCTGTATCAACATTCCCAAAAGGTGTAATAGCAATATAACGCCCATTAGCCTCTACCACATGAGGTTTGCCAAGACCAAGCATTTGCATAGCGGTTGCAGCTTGGGCATAACCATTCGCACCCTGTTGAATTCCTTGTGGTTGCATTCCAGGTTGTTGCATATTAGGTTGCTGCATCATTTCCTGTTGTTGATTCATTCCTGCCGGCATCCCTTGGCCTTGAAGCATCCTCATATTTTGCTGCGGTGCTTGCATATTTTCATTGTTAGGCGCTTGGCCACCACCGATTAGTTGCTCACGAATCATTTGCATTAAACGAGCTTTCTGGGCATTTGCTTGAGATTCTTGAATGGCTGCTTGCATTTTTTGCGGTAAATACTGATTTTCTATGCGAGCGCCTTTTGTTTGTTCACCTATCAATCCAGATTGTGCTCCTCGCAATCCTATTTGAGACTCCATATTAGGGGCATAATATTGGTTTTCCAATTGCGCTTTTTTAAGTGCCTCTTGTAAACTAGGTTGTAAATAACGAGCTTTCGTAGTATCCGTATAACCCCCAAGAATCTTACCGATAATATCTTGCATAGGAGAGGCTTGAGGGGCAATGCCTGCATAGTTCGTAAATGTAAAAGTCATTAACCACCTCCGAACATACTAGAACCAAAACCAGAAAAAGGCGTAAACGCACTCAATGCAGCGCCACCAATTTTTGCAATGTTACCGAATAAATCTCTATTATTTTGATTTTGTTGTTGTTGGCCATTAAATGCTATATTTCCCTGCTGCGCTAAAGCCTGAGCAACCAGTTGTGCAATATTATTACCAGCTTGTTGGCCATTAGCTGCCATGCCCTGCTCACCCGTTAACCCTTGGCCATACAGATTGGTGGCATGGTCTAACCAACGATAATACTCCTGATTGCCTAAATTAGTGGCTAACTCCATATTACCATGTTCATTTTGAGGGCTTCCTGCCATGCCTGCGGCCGCTTGTTGATGGTTATTACCCTGCAAGGCTTGTTGCAAAGCAAATTGAAATCCAGGGGACTGCTGAAATGATTGCCCAATATCGTTAAGTTTTCCACCAGGATTATTTAAAAGCTGCCCATATTGTTCTTGTAAATGGGGAATAGATTGTGTGCCTGCTTCAAAAAAAGGTTGATTATATTGCTGTGTTTGACCAGGTATTTGCTGAATATACGGCATCGCTGCATTTGCAGGATTACTTTTTTTGCCACCAAAAATACTATCAAAAAATCCCATGATTCATCCTTAAATCATCGTGTTCTATAGGTACATTATCATACAAATAGGAAAGTTCGCCAAGTTGCTGTCACAATATTAGGCGGCGTTGCTCCGTCATAAGTGATCACAAATTGCTTTGATACTCTATTAGTAGAATCAAATACAGTCTGCCCACTAATATCAGGTATTCCCTGAGGCAGTGGCGCACCAATTAACGGTGTATAGATTGCTTCAATTTTGGCAATATTCACAGCACTTAACGGGGGAAATACTATTCCTTCATTTTTATAATTTGCTTGCAATGCTTGAAACAATGCCGATAAGCCTAATGACCACAAAGGACTAAAATTCCCATTTTTATCTAAAACTGGGCTTTCTCTTGGATAATCTGGAAATATTGATTGAAAAATAGGTAATTCGTTATTCATATTATACCCTTGTGTTTACAATTCCATCAGTCACCACAAAACGCAACATACCCCAGAATTTAAATTGCGGAACAAAATCATTGGCAAGCCCTACCTGCCACCAGGAAAGCCTATTCTTTCTATTACCTATTGCAGATAAATAATAAGCCCATTCATTACCAAAAGATGCGCCACCATCAATAGAAATAGATAAATCTACGTGAGGCAAAGATAGATTAGTAAAACCTGTATTACCATTTTGTTGTGCTATCAGCTCCGCTGAGGTTCCTAAGTTTGTCTGTTGTGTAACTAATTCAATGCCATCCTGCGTTATGAGGGGGAAATTATCTTGAGTCACTAAACTTAATATACCGCCCTGAGTTATCAAAGGATGGCCATCTTGTGTAATAAAGATTATCTCACCTAATGATTGTTGCTGATAATCTGTTTCACCAGATTCAATCGTAAAACCTAAATCATTAATAATCTCATATTCTTGATCGGGCGTGCGAATATTCTTGCAAGTTCTTATGCGCGGAATTTCATTAATAGATACATTGCCTTGATTATCGACATCCTGATACGTATAAAATCCGGTATCAAAAGCAAATAAATTACCATTATTTTTTGTTACAAAATAATATTGATTATCAATAAATGCGACTTCCGCCGCGATAAAATAGTTAAGATTTTGATCGGATGCGTGGTAAAATTTATCGGTCGTAAAATCATAAAATAATGATAAATTATCAGAATAAAAATTAATATGATAAAAAATATGGCCGTCTTGTCGATAAAGAAAAGCCTGGGAATCTTGGGGATTATCAAGTGTTGAAAATAGATAATCGATGCCATCGGTGGTAATGCGTTTCGGCATGCCGCCATCAGAATATAAAATTACGGGGCCTGACTTCTCATTCTGCGCGAGCCAGACAACAAATTCATCCATATAAGCCACAGTCGCAGGCTGCAAACAACCATAGTCAATATTAAACTGTGTCGTACGTTGATAGGGAAATAGTTGCGCACCGGTATCAAACCAGGCTTCCGTTACAATAGAACCCATCACAAATATCATATTACCTTTAGAAGGGAATCGAACTACCGCTTGCACATTATCCGGTTTCGTTTGTAAAAACCCAATAGTAGCACTCGTATTGTCCCAGATAAGACCATCATTACTGCCCGACAAACGCCAGGTATTATTTTTTGGGGGAATATACGGATCAGCAGGAATACCTTTATCATTGGATGCTGCTAAAATAAAATAGCTATCATGAAAGGTTAAATAACCGGGGTTAAAATTTAATGGTACTGCTTGAAAAATTGGTGATAAGGTTGGGTCATAAAGATAAAATGCTGTCCCGTCAGAAATACCAATCTGAGGTTTATTATTCTCAGTAATATAAACCACACCCGTAGACGTTTGTAATGTGCCGATCTTAATGACTTGCGAGAATATTACTTTATGTAATGCTTGCGAATAATCCACTGTAACCAAATAAACTTTATTACCCATTACAAGTACTAAACTATCAAATTTAGTACTTGTAAATATCCCACGTCCTTCAGCAGCATTATCAAATTTAGATGATGATACGGCAATCTCATAACCCGCATAAGGC